GTATCACTACTACAAGGCCGATCGCATAATTGCAGAGGCCAACCAGGGCGGCGAGATGGTGACAGAGGTCATCCATGCTCAAAACCCGAATGTGCCGGTGAAGCTGGTCAAGGCAAGCCGTGGCAAATACGTCAGGGCTGAGCCTGTGGCCGCTCTCTATGCTCGGGGCAAGATCCGCCACGTTGGCGAGTTCGCCGAGCTTGAGGACCAGATGTGTACCTTCACGGCCGATTTCGACCGGAAGGCAGAAGGCTATTCGCCTGATCGCCTCGATGCTCTGGTGTGGGCATTCACGGAACTATTCCCCGGCCTGATCATGGACAGGCGCAGGGATACGACCAATCAGGCTGTTGCGGATGGTGACTACGACATCTTCCGCCCCGAGGATGCGACAAGGCGCCTGAACAGGCAGGCTGTCGCGGATATGAATTACGAGCCTCTGTGAAGCCGATCACGCTTACTGCAGTCGAGTATCTGACACTCAACATGCGGGAGATAGACGCTCGGGAAATCTACGGCCTTCGCGGGCATGATGATCCGCTCCTCTTGGCCAGAGAGGTTGTGATTGCCGCCACCTACGGCAAGGCAGGCATTGCAGAGCACAAGGGCAGGCCCTGCGGCATCATGGGCGTTTCGCCCCTCTGGCCTGGCGTCTGGGCTGTGTGGGCCTTTGGAACCGAAGAATGGGCCAAGGGCGTCATTGAGATAAGCCGCTTCGGCAGGCGCGTGATTGATCCGTTCCTCAGGGAACGTGGTGCTCATCGCGCCCAATGCGAAAGCCATATCGAACATTCCGATGCTCACCGCTGGCTAGGCGTGATGGGCGCAACTTGTGAAGGCGTCCTCAAGGGCTACGGCCGGGATGGCGCTGATTATCTCAGCTTCAGTTGGAGCAAAGCCCATGTGCTTCGCAAAACCGCCCGAGCCTAAGCAGGCTCCTCCGCCTCCCGATCCAAACAAAGCCACGCTTGCTGCCGCTGATGAGCAGCGCATGGCCGCTCGTGGCCGTGGCGTGAGCGACAACATCATAGCGCGCCTCAGGGATGAGGACGTAGCTGCTTCGGCCGCGAAGAAGAAGCTGGGCGCCTGATGGACAGCGAGACAATCTGCAAGCGCTACGACTCCCTGAAAGGCACCAGGGGCACGTTCGAGAGCCATTGGCAGGATGTCGCCGAATACATCTTCCCGCGCCGGGCGGACTTCAACGTCCAGCGCGAGCCGGGCGATAAGCGCATGACGAAGGTTTATGACAGCACCGGCATTCGTGCTCTGGAGCTGTTGGCCGCCGGCCTTCACGGCATGGCGTCAAATCCCGCCTCCCGCTGGTTTTCGCTCAAGACCGACGACGACAAGCTGAACGAGAACGACGCTGTTCGCGAGTGGCTGAGCGAGGTGGAAGACATCATCTTCTCCAAGATGCATTCGCCCGGGTCTGCGATCACCACGCATCTGCACGAACTGTACCTCGACTATGCCGGCTTTGGCACTGCCGTCATGTTCATCGGCGTCTCGAAGACCACCAACCTGCTTTTCCAGACGCGGTTCCTCGGCGAGTGCGTCATTGACGAGAACGCAGAGGGCGCAGTCGATACAGTCATTCGCTGCTTCCAGATGACGGTGCGCCAGATGCACCAGCAGTGGGGCGACAAATGCTCCGACGACGTGCGAAAGAAGTATGAGAAGGGCAAGTGGGACGACAAGATTGACGTCCTGCATGCCGTCTATCCGCGCGAGGAGCGCGATTCCCAGAAGGAAACGCCCGACAACATGCCGTGGGCGTCGGTCTATCTGGAGAAGAAGGCCAAGCACGAGCTGAAGAACGGCGGGTTCGAGGAATTCCCGTATGCCGTCCCGCGCTGGTACAAGGTGGCCGGCGAGAAATACGGCCGCTCTCCTGCCATGACGGCTCTTCCAGACGTGAAGATGCTGCAGGAGATGTGGAAGACCACAATCAAGGCGGCTCAGAAGATCGTCGATCCGCCGCTGTCTGTGCCTGATGAGGGCCTTGTCGGGCCTGTCAGGACTGTTCCCGGCGGGCTGAACTTCCTTCGTGGCGAGTACGAAATCAAGCCGATCCTGACCGGCGGCAACATCCCCATCAGCTTGGAGATGATGCAGGAGGTCAAGAACGCCATCCTGTCCACCTTCTTCGTGGATCAGCTTCAGTTCACTGGTGACGCGGACATGACCGCTACGGAGGTCATCCAGCGCACGGAGGAGCGCATGCGGCTTCTGGGGCCGATCCTGGGGCGCATGGAAGCGGAATTGCTCGGGCCCATCATCTCGCGTGTCTTCGGCATTCTGTCGCGCGCTGGCGTGTTCCCAGAGCAGCCGCCCGAGCTTGATGGGGTTGAATGGCGTGTCGAGTACGTGTCTCCGATCGCGCTCGCCCAGCGCGGCCAGAAGGTCGACAGGGCTGTTCAGATGATGACGATTGCCGGCCAGTTCGCTGCCGTCGATCCGAATGTGTTGGCGCGCTTCAACAGCGATGCGTTCTTGCCGTGGATCGCGAACGAGTTGGGTGTGGACCCTGATCTCATCCTTGATGACGACGAGTTCGCCCAGAAACAGCAGGCCTCGCAGATGGCCAACATGGTCCAGCCGGCACAGATGGCCGCTGACGCCTTCGCCAAGGCGGGGCAGGGCGCCAAGAGCTTCGCTGAAGCCCAGGCTGTAGGCAATGCTTAGCCGCGAGCAGATCGCCCGCGACATCAGGATTGTGAACGGCACAGCAGAGGGTGAGCGGGTCATCGGCTACCTGCTCGACTTCTGCCACGTGTTCATGACCTCGATGCCGAAAGACTGCAACCCCAACAAGACGCTGTTCAACGAGGGCCAGCGTTCTGTCGGGAATGAAATCGTTGCCCTCCTCGTCAACGGGCCGGAACGCTTCAAGGTTGAGACCTTGCGGCGTGTTGCGTCCCAAGCAGAAGGAAATGACGTTTGAGCGACACCCCCGCGCCCGCACCAGCGGATAACGCACCGAACCCCGCTCCCGTGCCGGAACCATCGCCGGCTCCTGTCGCGTCCTGGCGGGATACCCTGCCAGACGATCTCAAGAGCAACACATCTCTCGGCAAGTTCGAGACGGTGGAAGGCCTCGCCAAGAGCTACACCAACCTCGAAAAGATGCTGGGCGCCGATAAGGTCGTCGTGCCCAAGGATGGCGACCAAGAGGGCTGGAACCGCTTCTATCGAGCCGCCGGACATCCCGAGAAGGCTGAAGACTACGGCTTCGGCAAGCCTGAGCAGATCCCGGAAGGCATGGTCTATGACCCTGAGTTGGACAAGCGCCTCGCAGGCATCGTCCATAAGCATGGGCTGAACAAGCACCAGGCGGCCGGTGTCCGAAATGACCTGCTCGCGATGGTAGGCGAGGGCGCTACGGCCAATCTGGAATCGTCCAAGCTTGCCGAGGCAGAGAACCAGAAGGCCATCATTGCCGGCGAGAACGCCCTGAAAGCCGAATGGGGCAACGCCTATGAGCAGCGCGGCAAGGTCGCCGGGGCTGCTATCAACAAGTTCCTGAGCCCTGAGACGGTTGCCGCCTTCGCTGCCGCCGGCATCGCGAACAACCCGGCCGTGATCAAGGATTTCTACAATCTCGGCGTGAAGCTGGCCGGCGAAACCGAACTGATCGGTGCTGGCCAGACGGAGCATACACCGGGCGATCTCGACGGAGCGATTGCGGATTTCCGCACGAAGCACGGCTCGGCTCTCTACGACAAGAGCCACCCTGACCACACCGTGCGCGTGAAGGAATTCACCGCGCTCTATCAGAAGCGGTTCCCTGGCTGATGGACGAGGAACAGATCAGGCTTGAATGCCTCATCCTCGTCTGGCCGAAGAATGAGCCGAACGCAGACGTACCGCACTACGTCGCCAAGGCTCAGGAACTCTTTGAATACGTGACTGGCACCCGCCAGACCACGAAAGCAGACAAGCCCAAGGGCCCTGCAAAAAGCGTGTAACGCACGCCGTCACAGCAGACGTTAAGAGCCAGGACCAGCCCGGCCCGCCGGACAACTGACCGACAAACACCCTGAAAATTCAACCCGTTATGAAGGAGTGGACAAATGTCCTTCCAGGTCACGACGGCGTTTGTCGAGCAGTACAAGGCAAACGTCTATCATCTTGTGCAGCAGAAGGGTTCGAAGCTGCGCGGCTCCGTTCGCATCGAGGATGTGACCGGCGAGAACGCATTCTTCGACCAGATCGGCGCGGTAGCGGCGCAGCGCCGTACTTCCCGCCACGCCGATACCCCCCGCATGGACACCCCGCACAGCCGGCGCCGTGTCACGCCAGCCCCCTACGAGTGGGCCGACTTGATCGACAAGCAGGACAAGGTCCGCATGCTTATCGACCCGACGTCGGAATACGCGCAGGCGGCGTCGTGGGCCCTGGGCCGCGCCATGGACGACGTTATCCTCGCAGCCGTTGATGCGTCTGCATCGACCGGCGTCGATGGTTCCACGCCCGTCGCCTATGACACCAACATGACCGTTGGTGTTCAGACGGTATGGCCCGGTGTCACTGCGGCCGATACCGGCCTCAACATCGCCAAGCTGATCGAGGCGCGCAAGCTCCTCGGCAACAACGACGTGGACCCCGATGAAGAGGTCTTCGTCGTCGTCAACGCCCGTCAGATTTCCTCGCTCCTCAAGGATGAGCGCGTGGTTTCTGGCGACTACAACGCGGCCCTGCCTCTGGTTTCCGGCCAGATCAGCAAGGTCGCCGGCTGCACGCTCATCCCGTGCAATCGCATCGGCGCTGACGGCAACGGCGATGACAAGGTCCCGTACTGGACCCGTTCGGGCATGCTCCTGGGCACCGGTCAGGACATCATGGGCCGCATCTCGGAACGAGACGACAAGAGCTACGCCACGCAGGTTTATGCATCGATGCAGATCGGTGCGACCCGCATGGAGGAAAAGCGCGTCGGCCTCATCCTGTGCGATCCGGGCGCATCGCCCATCACCGATCTCTAAGGAGAAAATACCATGACGACGCTTGTCAACAACCTCCCGAGCGGCGGTGTGGTCGGTGGCCGCCTCCGTCGCTTCCGTGGCCTCGTTACCCTCGCCTCCCAGGGCGCGGGCACGGTCGCGCTCACCACGCCGTCCGGTGGGCTCACCATCCCTCCGGGCCATACCTTCGCCTATGGCGTGCTGACGTCCAGCGTTTCGCTGGGCTCTACCACGCTCGCCATCGGCATCGCCGGCTCTACCGGCAAGTACCGCGCTGCTGCCGTGTTCACCTCTGCCGATACCCCGACGATGTTCGGTGTCACGGCGGCGGTAGCCGCTGCGAGCGAGACGACCGGCACTGTCGGTTCCTCGCCCAAGGGCGCCGGCACTGACGAAACGATCGTCCTCACCACGGCCGCTGCGGCTCTGCCTGCGTCCGGCTCGCTGGTGGTCGATCTGTACTTCTCGGCGACGTGATCGCGTTTCACGTGGGATCAGGGGCTGGCCTTCGGGCTGGCCCCTTTTTCATGGGGTGACGAATGGCAACTGACGTCCAGATCGCCAGCCTTGCGCTAACCCGCATCGGCCATTCCAAGATCGCGTCCTTCAGCGCGTCGGGGAACAAGGCCCAGCGCTGGTTTCAGGACAACTACGAGCTCCTGCGCCAAGAGCTGATCCGCGAGCATGGATGGCGCTTTGCCACCAAGCGGGCTGTCCTT